ATAGTTAGATGTAAAGCAGTTACAGGTGCAGGCGTTAATGGCGTTTGGTTTGTAGAAGCAACTCTAATTAATCCAAATGTTGCTGCACCAGCAGTGACACCATTTAGCTAACATATAGGAGAATTGACATGGCTATAACAACAGATATATGGGCCGTCACTCCTAGTTATTCAGCTACGTTATATAGAGCCGCTGCCGCTATTGCCGGTGCCGGTGATATAACATTAATAACTAACCAGCCTCTAGATAACGGGGCTGGCTATCAAATTCTATTTACTTGTGCGGGTGATGCAACTGCCGCTACATTTACTATTACTGGATATGTGGCTGGGGATTTATCTCAGTCTGTAACCACTGAAACTGTAGCTGGTGTTGATACTGGCACCGCAACTTCTACAAACTATTATTCTAGAGTTACTAGTATTTCATCAGATGCAGCGGTAGCAACCAATGTAAGTATTGGTAACGCTATTGCTGATGGTATGGCTTTACCTAGAACTAGAATGAAAGGATTTTATTTTGTAGGTTCTGCAGGAGCAGGTAGTGTTACATTAACCTTAGATGGTAATGCAGCATCAGATAGAGTTTTATTAAGTATAGCTACTCCAGCTAACGTAGAGTCACAACAAATGGCTTTACCAGGCGACGGAATTTTAATTAACGGAAATGAGCCACAAACAACGTTTGGAGTAGTAACTCAAACAGCAGCTGTGACATCATTAACGGTATTCTGTGGATAAAATATGGACGAAGAGCCCAAACCAACTAAGAATGAAGAGCGCCTCGAAGAACTGAGGCGTTGGTTTGAAGCATTAGGAGATTGTGTATAGATGGCAACACCTAGAAAAAAGGGAATGGGGATCAAAACTTCGGTTAAGTCAGGTAACTTTAGAAAGACTAAAACAGGAGCGGGAATGACAAAGAAAGGCGTAAAAGCCTATCGAGCTGCAAACCCAGGTTCTAAACTTAAAACAGCTGTAACAGGGAAAGTTAAGAAAGGCTCTAAAGATGCAAAGAGACGTAAGTCATTTTGTGCAAGATCGGCAGGGCAAATGAAGAAGTTTCCTAAAGCTGCTAAAGACCCTAACTCTAGATTGCGTCAAGCACGTAAACGATGGAAATGTTAAAAATGGATGAAACAACAAAACACTTGATAGACTTATCGGCTATCTTTACCGCTGTAGGCACTATGATGTCTATGCTACCTGTATTAGCTTCATTATTTACTATTATATGGATGGGCATTCGTATTTGGGAAACCAAGACAGTGCAAAAGTTATTTGGTAATAAAGAAGTTATTGAGGACGAAGGCGCTAAACCAAGAAAACCTGAAGCTTCGAGTAATAGGATTAATAAGTAGTGCCCGTAAAAAGTAAAAAGCAGGAAAAGTTTATGCAAGCAGTGGCTAATAACCCAGAGTTTGCTAAAAAAGTAGGTGTTAATCAATCAATCGGACGAGAGTTCACTAAGGAGAAAAGCATGAAAACTAAGAAAATGAATATGGGTGGCCGTACAGGTGACATGATGTATTCAAGAGGTTACGGAGTTGGTAATAAAGGTAAGCGTATGCCTACTGAATTAATGACTGCGCCTGGTATGAAAAAGGGTGGTAAAGTCAAGAAAATGAGAAAGGGCGGTAATACATCTCGTATGAATGAACTTGAAGAATTGGGTAGAGTTGATGCTGAAAAAGGTTATTCTGCTAAAGGCAAAAGAAATCTTAAAGATGAAAAAGCTCGTGTTGTTCGTGAGATTAAAAACAAAAAAGCTGGCGGTAAAGTAAAAGGTTATAAAGCTGGCGGCATGATGGCTGACAAAGAAGGTAGAGCATTGGTTAAGAAAACTGCTGACGCTAGAGGTAGAGCTATGGGAATGGGCGGCGCTGTAAAAAAAGCAGTAAAATCAGTAAAATCAAAATTAGCAAGAACAGGTGGATCTTCAGCTCCTATGAAAGCTAAAGGTAAAAAAATGATGGGCGGCGGTAAAGTCAAAGGATACAAGAAAGGCGGATCAGTCGGTTCAGCGTCTAAACGTGCAGACGGTATTGCACAACAAGGCCATACACGTGGCCGTATGGTTTAATTAAGGAGAATTAAAATGGTTGCAAGTGTAGTAGGAAAGATAGCACGCAAAATGGTTAAGTCTAGAAACACAAAAGGCAAAAGAACTGATCTTGCTAGGGAAAGAGCTGAAAGAAATTTAAACAAAAAAAGAGCGGAATATAAGATGACTAAGGCTAAAGCTCCACCTGTACTACCTGCACCCAAACCAATTACATCTAAAATGGCTTTACCTAAAACTAAAGGCGGCGCAAAAAAACTTCTAAAGAAATATGGAGTACCTGCGAGCTTGATAGCAGGATTATTAGCTACTCGTGATACTAAAAAATCAGAGGCTAAAAAAGTAGCAGCTAAACCGGCAGCTAAATCAGCAGCTAAATCAGCTAGAAAAGCAGGGCCATCAGGACCTAGAATGACTTCTATGAAAGCTCCAAGTACTGGACCTAAACCTAGAAATAAAAATGTTACTAAAAGACCTAGAAGACCTTCAGGTCCTAGCATGACTGGGTTTAGAAAATAATGAGAGCCTCTCGAGGAATGGGTATAATAAACCCTAAAAAGATGAAAGCTGGAGGTAAGGTCAAAGCTTTTAAGTCTCATATGATGTATGATAAAAAGACTGGTAAGGGTGTAAAAGCCCCTACTATGGCTAAACATTTAGAGCTTAAGAAAAAAGGATATGGTCATACTAAACCTACTAAAATGAACGTTGGAGGCAAAGTTAAAAAAGTTGTAAAAGGTTTAGAAAAAGCTTCTAAGACTCATGCTAAACAAGCCAAGACGCTTAAGTCTCTTAAGTTAAAAAAAGGTGGAAGTGTAAAAGACGCATGCTATCATAAAGTAAAGGCAAGTTATAAAGTCTTTCCTAGTGCTTATGCTTCTGGTGCTATTGCTAAATGTAGAAAGAAAGGTAAATAATGGCAGTCCGAAAGACAGCTAAAGGAGCCGCTTTAAAACGTTGGTTCAAAGAAGACTGGAAAGATGTAAAGACAGGCAAAGCTTGCGGTAGGAAAAAAGGTGATAAACGTGGTACACCTTATTGCAGACCTAGTAAACGAGTATCTGCTAAAACTCCAAAGACATCTGGAGAAATGACAGCAGCACAAAAGAAGTCTAGAATAGCTCAAAAGAAAAGACTTGGGCAACCGGCAGGGAAGCCACGTAGAGTAGCTTCACTTAGACGTAAGAAGACGACAAGGAAGAAGGCATAGTGGGCAACAAAGAAATTGTAATTAGTTTGCTAGCAGTAGTTAGTGCTTTCGTGAGTGGAGACCACTTAGATTTAATAGAACCTCAAACGCGCACGCACGTGATAAGTGAAGAGTGCACGGTCGTTAGACAAATAGAAAAGGAGATGTAATGGCTACAACAGACACACATGCATTTAATTTAGATCTTAATCTTCTTGTAGAAGAAGCATTTGAACGGTGCGGAACAGAACTTAGAACAGGATATGATTTAAGAACCGCAACCCGTAGTTTAAATTTACTTACAATAGAGTGGGCTAACCGAGGAATCAACTTATGGACTGTTGAACAAGGATCAATCCCACTAGTTGCCGGTACAGCCACTTACAATTTGCCCGCGACTACCATCGACCTCATGAGTCAAGTCATAAGAACTGGGACGGGAACGACTCAGTCAGACATAGCTATTTCTAGGGTGTCAAATCCTACTTATGCATCTATCCCAAGTAAGAACGACACGGGCAGACCGATACAAGTATACATAGACAGACAAGCCGAGATACCTACAGTCACTATGTGGCCTATCCCTAATGACGCAAGTTATACTTTTGTGTACTGGATGTTAAAAAGAATTGATGATGCGGGTACAGGTGTTAACACACAGCATATTCCATTTAGATTTTTACCGTGCATGGTAGCGGGATTAGCTTATTATTTATCCCTTAAGATTCCAGAAGCAGCACCAAGAATACAAATGTTAAAATCAGAATATGAAGAGCAGTGGCTACTTGCTTCAACTGAAGACAGAGAAAAAGCTACATTATCTATAACTCCAAGGAGTTCTTATGTCTAAGAAAGATAAGACTAAGAAAAAGAAGCCTAAGTTAAGGCTTGAAGGTGGAGGAGGAAGACGCAAAGGCACAACATATGGAGGAGGTCGAGCAACGGCACAACTTCCTATTACAGACAACTTAACTCTTGAACCCTATATACAGGGATACGCAGCTAAAGGAGATTGGGGATCAGACGCCGGAATATCAGGTTATGGGGGCTCACTTACATTTGAGTTTAAAGAAGGCGGTATGATAATTAAAGACAGAAATTATTTAAAGGGGAAATAAGATGGGATTAGGAGCAGCAAAAATGTTAAATAAAGTAAGACAAGCATTAGGAAAACCTAAAAAAAAGTCTTCTGCGCAAGAGTCAATGAATTATAGAAAAAAATTATCTCGCGAAGAGAATAAGAGAAAAAATGAAGACTTCTTGCCGGGGGAAAAAAGGCCTAAGATTAAGAAAAAAGCTGATAACGTAAAACAAATGTCTGATGCAAGACTTAAACGAGAAAAGCAACTAAACAACCCCTATTTAACTTATGAAGACAGAGCTAAACTTTTAGGCGGATTTAAAGAAGGCGGTATGATAATTAAAGACAGAAATTATTTAAAGGGGAAATAAGATGGTTGCAGGAATAGGATTAAAAGCACTAAAAAATTTAGCTGGAAGAATGGGGAAACCTAAAAAAGGTGCACCGGCGCCAAAAGGTTTACGATCTAAAAGGGAAATAGGGGATGCTAAACAATCAAAAAAGATAGATAAAGAATTAGATGAATTGACTGGAGGCAGGGATAAAGCTTTCAACAAAAAATTTAAATCGGACGCCAAACCTTTTTATGACAAGATAAAAAAGAAGGTAGACGAGGTTAAGAAAAAACAAAAAATAAAATCCGATGCAAAAATAAAAAAAGCACCTAATCCAAGAATTAAAAAGAAAAGAATTAAAGCGGCCGCTGAAAAAGGATTTAAAAAAGGTGGTATGCTTAAAAAACCTACTAACCCAGGACTTAAAAAGTTACCTTCAGAAGTACGTAACAAAATGGGCTACATGAAACACGGCGGATCTGTTAAAGGCAAGTGCAGAATGGATGGCATTGCTATTCGTGGTAGAACTAGGGCTAAAGAAAGAAGTAAATAATGAGCAATAAGTATACAACTAAGAAGAATGCTATTGCAGACTGTGATGTTTGCGGTTTTCAATTTAAACTTAGAGAACTAAAAGATTTATATGTAAGACAAACTAACACTAATATTAAAGCTTGTGAGGAGTGTTGGAACCCGGATCAACCGCAAAACATGCAAGGGATGTATCCAGTAGAAGATCCTCAAGCAGTGCGAGATCCAAGACCTGACCAGAGTTTTAATGAGAATAATATAACCGGGTCACGAGATATACAGTGGGGATATAACCCAGTAGGCGGAGCAAGACCTCCAGCTAATGAGTTTACATCTAATGATTTAGTAGTTTCCACGGTAGTGGCAGATGTTACAATAACAATAACTTAGGAGAAAGAAATGACTAAAGAAAATCAAACAAGAAAACCAAAAATGGTAGATGGATATGTACAGCCTCAATTAGTTCCTGTACCAAACTTTGCAGGCTATCCAGAAAAAAATATTAAAACAACAGGCGTAGTGACTCGTGGTAATGGCGCAGCTACAAAAGGCACAAAAGCTCGCGGTCCATTAGTATAAGGATAAGCAATGACTTACGCAGAACTAGTCGCACAAATACAATCGTATACTGAAGATGAATACTCTACAGTAGATGTAAACACGTTTATAACTCAAGCTGAAAACAGAATTTTTAATGGAGTTAATCTTCCAGACTTAAGAAGAAATGATACGGGTGGTATTGATTTTGCTAACAAGTATTTGAATGTACCAGATGATTGGTTGGCTACTTATAGTTTAGC